TCAGCCACTGTGGTTGCGGCTTCAGCAGGCACACCTGACGCTTGTAGAGTGGCAGCGATTTCTTCTGTGGTGGCTCCGGTTTCTGCAAGGTGTGCGGCAGCACCAGCCACATCTGCTGTGGTGGTTGCTGTGCCTGCTAATGCATCACCAATCATGGGTCCTACTACACTACCAAGCACTGCCACAGTAAACAGTTTGCCAAAGTCACTGTTGATGAAATCACCAAAACTGGGACCAGCATTTTGAGCATTTTGTTCTGCGGCTCGAGCAGCCACTTGTTGATAGTTCGCTTGTTGATTGGCCTTGCTGACATCAGTCAACTGTTGATTCACAGCGGCCTGATTTAATACTTTACCGGTGGACAAATCAATGTTTTGATTTATGTCACCTGTGTTTTTGATCCAATGTCCAGGTTCACCAGTGGCCTGGTTTGTAGGTGTGAGAGTATAGGTCACACCACCTGGCATGTATCTAGTGGCACCGGTTGGTAGTGTAGCAGGATCTGGTAATTTGCTTTCAAAGTCTGCTTGCGCGGCAGACGATGCGGTAGCATCTGCTTGCTGTTTTGCTATTAAAGGAGCATTGGCAGCCTCGGCTGCTTGTTGTGATGTAGTGATTGCATCTGCTCTAGCCTGTGCTTGTGCGGCTGTTTGTGCGGCTTGCTCTGCATTGCGGGCATCAGCAGCCTGTTGTGATTCAGCAACACCTTGTGCTGTGGCAGCAGTTTTTGCGGCTGCCTGTTCAGCAACTTGTTGTGGTGCTTGTATTTTCTTTATGGCTTGATCAATGTAGCCCTGGTCCAAGGTAGCACCAGCGGCCTTGGCTTGTGCCTGGATGGCATCAATGTCTGCTTGGCTAGTGGCTTTTAACAAATCAGCATTGTATGATTGACCTGCTCGGACGCTGGCAGCCTGTGCTTGTTCAGCGGCTTGGGCATCGGCTGTGGCTTTTGCATCTGCGGCAGCCTTGTCAGCAATGGCCTTTTCAGCAGCCTGACGATCAGCCGTGGCCTTTGCGGCGGCAGCCTGGGCTTGTGCTTGACGCTGGGCTTCAGCAACTTTGGCATCGGCAGCGGCCTTGGCTTGTGCGGCCGCGGCTTCTTGTGCGGCTTTAGCGTCGGCAGCGGCTTTGGCCGCAATGGCTTGTTCGGCGGCCTGACGATCGGCACTGGCTTTGTCAGCGGCTGCTTTTGCGGCAGCAGCCTTGGCATCTGCGGCTGCTTTGGCATCGGCAGCGGCCTTGGCCTGTGCGGCTTTGGCATCTGCGGCTGCTTTGGCATCGGCCACTGCTTTGGCGGCTGCGGCTTGTGCGGCTGCCTGTTGTTCCAGGTTTATTTGTGCTATGGATTTGGTACCAGTTGTGGGCGCCGCAGGAGTTGTGCTGGGTTTGATAGCCTGTGTGGTTTCAGCCTGGTTGACGGCGGCTGTGGTGGCTGCATCGGCTGCGGCCTTTGTGCTGTTGGCAATGCCAACTGCTGTGTTGAACTGTTGGGCATTGCTAAAGGCAACACCTGAACCTATTGTGGGTTTGCCTGCGTTGTTTAGTGTGACAGGCACATAATTGGTTGTGCCTGGTTTTTGTGCAACCCAATATGGTGCTTTTGAGCCTCCGGCTGGCACAAGATAGTATGTGGTGCCATCGTAACCTTTGACACTTGAAGTACCTGACTGTGCGGCTGTGGCCGCTTGGGGTAATGTGAATGAATTTATTAATGCTTGTGTGGCCATAATGATATTTATTGGTTCCCGGTTTTTGGGGTGGATTACCCTTACTGTTTGACCACCTGTGCTGATAGACTTCTCAGGCCAAGAATCACATCATTAACCTGGATCTCAGTGCCATCCACTGGATAATCATAGATAACTTCTAGAATATACCAGTAATATCCTTTGTCTGGTTGGTCTACCACAGTTGAAAAAATGGTTTCTAGATCTATGGTGCCTGTGCCTGACAAAGCAGGATAGTTATAAATTTTTCTTGCCACTGTGGCTTGTCTTTCAAACAAATAATCTGGATTGGTTGGATTGTAATTGGGACCACCAACATATCTGTTGATGGCTACCCAAATTCTTAAATCACTAGGGCCTGAGGTCACATCATAAGAAATGGTCTGATTCAATTGTCCTGATATAAAAACTCTATCGGTTGCACCTGTAATAGTTACCCGTGCATTACAATCTGTAGAAATATAGTCAGAATCATCAAAATTTGCAGTGACTGAATAACTGACTTGACCACCACTTACATAAGGACCCAAGGGTGTCATGATAGATGCTACTGTGCGTACTATAACATATTCAGTGGTGCATTCAACCACACCAATCTGATTGATACTGGTACCTGCCGCTCGCAAAGCCGCTTTGTTATAACTGTCAGGAACAATGCCGGTAACATTGATACCATTGCCAAGACTGAATGGTGGTGGATCATGTGGTGTTGCAAATGTGTATTTGATAGTTCTATCATCCAGTTGTTCCGCATTGCTGAGATCAAAAGCCGGCACATACAAATTGGCCAGGCCTGTTTGACTGTAGGGTATTCTAAAATTACCTGTAAGATATGTGGGTGTTTTCACAGGATCTTGACCCACATAATCGGGTCTATAGGCACTGAATCCAGCAAAGTTTTGGCCAAGTCCACCAGGACCTGACAGCAAGTAGTTCAAGGCATCTGCTACGCCTTCATCATCACCAATCTCTACAGGATATTTTGACATTAACGATCATCCTCAACTTGTGTGACTTGCCAGGTGGTGGCACTACACATCCAAATGTTGGTGTTTGATGTGTTTGATAATTCAATTGTGTTCACACGGAAAGCATTCTGATCAATCTGTGCCCAGGGATTCTGCGCATTGGTTGCACCATTGGCATCCACAGGTATTGTGACAGGTGTTTTGCTTGTGGGCACTGAACCTACTGAATTGGCGCCTTCAATTGTGACAGTGATATTGCCTTTGAGAGCAGTTTGATCAGGCGAAATTGGTATGTCTGCTGTGTTCAAGTTTACAACTTCGGGCAAGATACGATGTACCATGAGTTTGCCTGAATAGTCCTTGATCAATTTGATATTGTCTCTGCGGAATGTTGACGCAATGGCACCTGTGGGATTGGCATTGCTAGTGATAAAACTATAGCCTTGATCTTTTTGCAAGATCTTGCCATTGGTCACACCAGGTGCATAGGCCACAGTTCGTGATCCTTTGTTGGCAGACCAAGCAGGTATGGTGGATCCATCATGTGCATAAAAAATAGGTGCTTCACATGAGAATGTGGCACTGGATACATCTCTAGGTGCTTGCCACACATCTAGATCATAACGATAGGCCAACATTTTGTTGGGCACACCATTGTGAATGGGATTGGTTGCTGAGGCATATTCTGGTCGGGTTGTGTAGTAGATTTCAATCTGATTTTTTTGAGTGTTACAATCCACAAACAATCTATCCACAAAAGCCGGATCCAGTTGATCAAACAACCAATTTTTCACACGCTGATTTCCCAATCCTGTAAAATCCTGACCATCAAACACCCAGACATCTCGTGCGTCAATACCATAAATGGTACGGTCAGTGTTGGCCCAGGCATTTGATGTCAACATGCCACGACCCTGATTGAATAAACGCACACCCAAGATAGGTGCTGAAGTTGTGGTGTAGTTGATGGGCGAGAAAACCACTGTGTCCCAGTAACTGCTCAAGAAGAACTGTCCATTGAATGCAAATGCGTCCACGCAAACACCGCGCAAGGGCACTTCCAATTGGTTGGCAATGTTGGTCACTGTGGGTGCCCAGGTCTTGGGTGCTTGTTCTAGTCCAAAACTTTGTGACCATTGCACAGTTACAGGAAATGATTGAACTGTATCATCCAAGAGTGTGACTGTGAGATTACCGGCCACAAGGATTGAGCCCACATTGGGTGTGTTGTAGATTCGCATGAATCCAGCATAATAACTTTTCCAATTGGGATTGTAGTTCCATTGATAGAGTGGACTGACAGATCCGCCTCCGGGATAGGCTCCTCCAGGCACAGCAAAATAGTCCACATAGGTGGTTGTACCACCAGCCACTGTGAATGTGCCATTGTAAAAATTATCAACTCCAGTGATTACTATTTGTTCACCCACAGCAAATGGTGTGTTCACCGCGGATGAAAATGTCAATCTTTGTGTTGTTGGTGATTGATATTGAATATTGGCAATACTAGCCGGAATTGTGTTTGAATACAAGATCATACGAGCACCATCTTCATTGGGCCAGAACATGGGTGGATTCAAACTGTCATTGAAGAATGGAATGGTACCAGACCAGGATTCTGTGATGTTGGTGGCCTGTGTATAACCTGCAAATGGTCCTGATGCAGGTGTGATATCCTGCCAGTAGTCATCTGATCCATCCGATGCATACCAATAGCCTTCTGTGGTGGCCACAATAAAAAAGAATCTGTCATCCAGTCTATAGCCACCAGTCATGAATGTTGGTGTGCCGGGTATGCTGGAAAGTATGGCCTCATCTCCGGCCACACTACGAATGCCACGCACATCTGATTCTACATTGACACCTGCGTTGTATTCGTTTGGACCCAGTGCTGTTGATGGCACATCGGGTGTGAATGACATTTTGGCAAATGGTATTCGCGCTTCTTGATAACTTGATTGTATTTGAGCCATTGTTTATTAATTCCAAAGTTGTGCTGTTGAACTTACACTAACCAATGAAGTGTTTACATTTCCTGGTGAGTAATAACCAGCCGTAACCCATCTTGGTTGACTTGATACTTGACCATATGCCAGGCCAAGCCATTGTCCCGCCTGAGGCAAGGTAGAATAGGTCCAAGTTCCTGCTGGATTGGTTGCATATAATGCATTTTTTGTGCCGCCGAAGTCACCTCCAGTGATAACAAATTGATTGTTGGCATATTGTACCTTATACCAAAAATTAGTATTGTAAGCAGTGGTAGTGCTCCAAGTACCGCCACTATCAGTACTCCAGGTTATTGTGCCTTGAGTAATACCAAATATATCTTGAACTCCTACCCAATAACCAGCGCCATAAGCAATGTTCCTTATGGATGCGGTTTGTCCTGCGGCTTTCAAAGTCCAGGTAATAAGATCTGAACTTACATACACTGTGCCTATGAGTGTCCAGGCCATGTACAAACCAGCACCATATCCTACACAACTATAAAGCCCAGAGGCAAAAGTTTTTGAACTCCAGGTAATACCATCTGATGATGTAGCATAGGTAGTAGTGGCACTGCCACTAGTTGTGGTTCCAACAGCAACATACCCACTGGCTCCATATGCCACACTATAATAACCTAAACTAGGTAAACCTGTACAAGCGGTCCAGGTAATACCATCAGTGCTGTAGGCACCAACACCATTATCGCCTACAGTAACAAATTTGTCACCATAAATCATTGATCGATAACCAGTACTGGGCAAAGTGCCAACGGTCCAGGTTTGTCCACCTGTGGTTGAATATGCTGATTTGTTATTTGTTCCGCCGACCATGGCAAAAGTATTTGTGCCGTTAAAAGCCACATTATTCCAATCATTATAAGCAGGCGCTGTTGGTGTATTCAATCTCTGCCACCATAAACTATCCTGTGCTGAGGTTGCGGCTGAGAACATTATTGGAACGCCGGTGAAATTGTGGTCAAATACCCTGTGGCATTGGCACTGGTACGATATGCGGTGATTGAAATCATTGTGGTTGTGTTGGCAGTTGAAGCCACTGTTGTCACATTACCAGCATACTTAATTGCGGCGTTGCCAGTTGGCATGGTCACAGTGTAAGGTGTTGAACCTTGTTCAATGATCAAGGTCACTGTGTCTGTTTGGTTGTCATTATTGGTGCCATCATTGGCAGTGGTCACAAAGTTGGTGTATGATCCAATGGTGATATTGCCTGTAGCACTTACGCTTTGCACTTGTCCATTGTCTTTGTTAATATCCCAGGTGCCTGTGGTATTGCCGCCTGCCTGGAATGTGTGATAGGCTCGCAGACTTCCCAATTGGTTTTGTGCTACTGAGTCATCATTCTTCAGGAAGTAGTAGTTGGTGGCCGCACGGTTCAGATTGGTTGAATTCCAACCATATGGTGTAGCATTTGATGGCATGTAATAACCAATCACATTGCCAGCAGGTGTGCCTGTGGTGCCTTGAAATTGTGCGGTATAAGCAATCTGACTAGTTGTGAATGTGCTGGTTGCGGCTCCCAATTGCACTGTGACCAAAGCACCTGTTGCGTTGCCCGCTGTGCCTCCTGTGCCAGCAAGAAATGTTGAATTGAACGCTGCCGCATGACTCACACTTGCATTACCCATTGTGACATTGCCCTGATTACCAACCACAAGAGTTTGTGTGCCGCTGTTAAGCACAGCACCCAGGTTGGTGCCGCTGGCAGCAGTAAGCGTTAGGTTACCATTACCAATTTGAGTAAAAAATCCACCACCCGAAAATCGTTTGGCGGTGTTGGTAATATTGGCACCCTGATTTAGGTCTAGAAAATAACTTGAGGTAAACAATCTACTTGCATTGTTCAGGTCAGCATTGGCCACTACCTGTGTGCCAATCACCGCCAATTGACTACCTCTATTGAAGTTAATGGGGTCGGCATTGGCACCATAATCACCACGATAACCATTGCCATAAACTATACGATTGGGATATACTGTGGCATTGACATTGCCGGCCACTGTGCTGTTAACAATGGTGCCGTTGCCAGTGTAATAACTTAACACATTGGCGCCTATGGTGTTGCCTGTAATACTTAGGTTGGCACCGTTGATGTTGGCAGTGGCTGTGACTGTGGTTGTGGCCAATGTATTTGTGGTATTGTTAAATGTCAAATTAGCACTACCAGCAAATGCTCCGGCATTGTTGTATTGTATTTGTGTGTTGGAACCGGCAGCATTGGCAGTGGCAGTGATACCTGTCAACTGTGAACCATTGCCAATAAAGTAGTTGCCTGTGATATTGCCTGTTGCACTCACAATGCCACCTGTTAGAATGTTGGCACCTGTTATGTTGCCAGAAGTAATTGTACCAGTGGTTGATATTGTGTTTGAACCAAACGCAGCCAGGAATGTGGCCACATTGGCGTCGCCATAACTGGAAGCAACTGCTTGATCGCTCTGAACAGTGGTAAAGTAGTTGACTGTGCCTGCAATGTTGGCAGCCACAACTGTTAAAATACTTCTTGAATTGGCCACAGCAGGCACAGTTGATATGTTACCAGCATACTGATAAGTTGATCCTGTTGGCAAGGTCACTGTGTAAGGAGTTGCACCTTGTTGAACCAGAACGGTCAAAGTATCAATCTCTTGATCAGTGTTGACTGAGTCACTCAGACTGGTGACCATATTGTTATAACCAGTTATGGTTACATTGGCAGTGGGTGCTATGTATTGCACCTGTGCATTGTTCTTGTCTATGGCAATGCTGCCTGATGTGGCTGTGTCATAACGGAATTCGTTGTAACTACGCAAGGTGCCCAACTGTGTTTGTGCCACTGCGTCATCATTCTTTAGGAAGTAATAATTAGTCGCGGCTCGCATTGAGTTTGAGTTGGTTCCACCTATGGTTGCAGTTGCCCCTGGCATATAGTAGCCAATAGTGTTTGTAGGAGTTACGGCAGCAGTTCCTGTGAACTGAACTGATGTGCCCAGGGCATTGGTAATGTTACCAGCGTTGTTGATTTGTCCCAGCACAGCAGTAGCATTGGCTATGTTGGCACCTGCATAAGTGACCAATTGACCAAAACTAGCACTAGCACCTTGTAAGGTTATATTACCCAAGGCTATAGTAGCATTTGGTTGACCCACAGTCAGGGACTGATTGAAACCTACCACACCAAACATACCATTGTTGGTGTTGGTAAAACTATTGGCACTGGCACCGCCACCAATTGCAAGAGCACCCACACCACCTCTAAACAATGACACATTGTTTGTGATATTGCCCATGATAACTTGTGGCATCACAACTAGACCATTGTATCTAACACCGTTGCCTGTGGTTTCACTCACCGTGGCACTATCCCATACCAGGGCTTTGGCACCTCTAATACTGGCAATAGTAGAATTGACTGGGCTTAGGTTACCAAAATATCCATTGCCTATGACCATTTGGCCTGGTTGTAGTGTTGTAAGTGCTGAACTGGCTCCTGACCACGCATTTGATGTGTTGAGTCTTGTGGGACTTGTTGCGTCGGCTGTGCCTATGATCAAGTTACTGAGTGTGACATTACCACTAGTGTTGTCAAAGGTCATTGCGGCGTTGCCTGCAAAGGCATTGGCATTGTTGTATTGTATTTGTGTGTTTGATCCGGCCGCATTGGCTGTGATGCCTGTGAGTTGCGATCCGTTACCAATGAAGTAGTTGCCTGTGATATTGCCTGTTGCACTCACAATGCCACCTGTCAGTACATTGCCTGCAATCACATTGCCTGTCACACTTGATACACCATTGTTTGTGATATTGCCTGCTGTGATATTACCGCTGACACTCACACTGGTCAATATACCAACTGAAGTTATGTTGGGTTGTGCATTTGTGGTCACAGTACCAGCAGTGGTAGCACTTCCTGCACTCACAGCATAGGTAGCATTGGCCACTGTGCCTGTGACATTGGCACCTGTGACACTTGTTAAAAGTGATCCATTACCAATCAGATAACTGGCTGTGACATTGCCTGTTGTGCTGATTGAGTTAGATCCAAAATTGGCCAGGAATGTTGCCACATTGGCATTTGAATATGTGGCTGGTAAACCTGTTAGTTGGCTACCATTACCTAAAAAGTAGTTGCCTGTAATGTTGCCTGTGGCACTCACAACGCCACCAGTTAGCAAATTGCCTGCAGTAGTGTTTCCACTAACGCTTAGACTTGTTAGAGTGCCTACTGATGTAATATTGGCTTGTGCGTTGCCTGTGACTGTGACTGCGGTATTGGCTGTGTTAGCCGAACCAGCAGAGGTTGCGTATGTGGCATTGGCCACTGTGCCGGTGACATTGGCGCCTGTAATGCTTGACAAAGCACTACCATTGCCCGTAATATATGTTCCAGACACATTGCCTGTGGCTGAAATGGCTATGTTTGTATTCCAGGCATTGGCTGTGCTATTGTATGTCAGCGTGGCATATTCAGATCCCTGTGGACCCACACCCAATCCGCCTCCATTGGCCTGTGCGGCAGTTGAGGCATTGTTGGCCACATTGATAAACTTGTCATCAATTGTGACCACATTTGAATGCACAGTTGTGGTGTTGCCATTCACAGTCAAATTGCCTGTAATCACAGCATCTGATTGTACTGTCAAGTTACCTGTTGTGACATTACCTGTTGTTGAAATTGTGTTTGAACCAAAGTTGGCCAACAAGTTCACAACATTGGCATTGCCGTATGCGCCAACAATGTTGCCAGCATTGATATTGGTCAAGCCTGCGCCATTGCCAGTAAACACACCACTTGTGCTGGTGATATTGCCAGTGGCTGTGATATCACCCGAGGTTGCGATACTTGTGAGTGTGCCAACTGATGTTATGTTGGGCTGTGCCGCAGTATAAACTGTGCCTGCCACCAGGGCATTGGCCACTTGACCTGACACATTGCTGCCAGATACTGCGTTGGCTACATCTGATACATTGGCATGATTAGCATAACTGGCACTGTTAGAATTCAAAGCATAGGTAGCGTTGGCCACAGTGCCTGTGACATTGGCACCAGTTAATGAGGTCAAGCCAGCGCCATTGCCTGTGAATAGGCCACCTGTTATGTTACCTGTTGTGCTGATTGAATTTGATCCAAAGTTGGCCAGCAAACTGACCACATTGGCATTGCCATAAGAGGCTGCGATGCCTGTCAGTTGAGATCCATTGCCTAAGATATAGTTGCCGGAAATGTTTGCTGTGGTTGTAATATTACCTGTGCCGCTGATTATATTGCTGCCTAGGTTTGCAAGTAAATTTGTCACATTGGCATTGCCATATGTAGCAGGTAATCCAGTAAGTTGCGATCCATTACCAAAGAAGTAATTGCCTGTGATATTGCCTGTGGCCGAAACCACACCTGTGACATATTCACCTGTGGTGGCAACAACCACAACATTACTGACTCCTGTAACTGAAGTTGTGACATTGCCATTGGCATTAACTACTACACTACTGTTGCCATTCACAATGCTGGGTGCTGGTGATGCCGCAATAATGCCGGTCAACTGTGATCCATTACCAATAAAGAAACTGCTGGGGTTGGCTGTGATGTTGCCTGTTGCTGATATTGCGCCAGCAGTGAATATATTACCACCTGTGATATTGCCTGTGGCTGAGATACTGCTGTCATTGCCTATTATTACTTGTTTAAATGTACCTGTTGTGTTTGATTGGAATGTGGCACCACCTGAATCCAGATAGAACCAGGATCCTGTGCCTATGTCATAATGGTCCACAGGCAGCGTAACACTATTGCTGTATTGCATTTGCACAAAGTCATAACCTTGCACGGCCAGACCTTGACCGTATACTGTGGGTGTGCTTACATTATTTGCTATCACATTGCTGGCTGTGACATTGCCTGTGGTTGATACAGAATTAGATCCAAAGTTGGCCAATAATGACACAACATTACTATTGCCATATCCACCCACAATGTTACCACCAGGAATGTTAGTTAATCCAGCACCATTACCAATGAATACATTGCCTTGAATATTGCCAGTAGCCGTGATATTGGCCACTGTGTTTGAACCATCTGTACCTGCTGCCAACAGCGCAACCACATTGGCGTTGCCATAGGGTGTGGTGGGTACTATGACGCCTTGTGTGCTGGGATACAAGGTAGTAAAGTTGTTGCTACCTGTTGTGCCATTGCTTGAACTTGTGCTGTAAAGGCTGGTTGTGTTTCCACTCATTGCGGTGTCCTTATTTGATGTTGTATTGGCGATACTGGCGCGGCTGCCATACTGATGTTAATCGTGTGTGTCCGCCAGACCATTTGCCAAGGTTGTTTTGATCTTCCACAATGTTCCAAGCATCGTTATACTTGCTTTGATAGATTGCGGCGTCATCTTGATTGTGACGCTTGATATAGTATTCACGCAGGCTGGCATAAACATAGCCTTCCGACCAGGTCTGCAACACAGCATTTGATTGCACCACACGACCTGTGTTCTCCAACAAGGCAATATTGGTCACTGTGCCGGCTGTGGGTATTGTGCCACCAGTGGCTGTGAAGTTTACACTTGTGCTTGTGGTTGAAGAGACTGTGTACACACCACCTGTGCCCAATGAGCCTGTGCCTGCTGTGGCAGTGATAATACTGCCAGCAGTCAATCCTGTTGTCTCAGTCATACCTGTGATCTGTGCTGTCCAAGGGCCAGAACCTGCAATGGTTCCCACTGTGCCTGTGGTTGAAACAATAATATCATCTATTGGTGAGAACAATAGTGGCCAGGCCTTGTAGTAGTACAAGTTGATCAAGGCGCCTTCGCCAATCCAGGGCAGGAACTGGTACATATTGTACACTTCAGAGAATTTGCCACGAATCACCATTGGCACATTCACAGGTGATAGATACAACTGTGCAATCATACTCTGTGTGATGATGTCTCTGTCGCCAATACGATCATACACAATCCAAGGTCCAGACTGACTGGGTGTTGAACCATTCTGATTGAAGAACAAAATTGGTTTGTTCATATCAGCCGGAATAGGAACTTGTCCTAGACTGTTGGCAACACCAATGTTTTCTGTGGCATATGGATCTGAGCGTAGTGCAGGCAGTTCAATGTTACGCATTGATAACTCTGCCAAGTAGATACATTGTTTGATTTCTTCAGTGTTGGTAGAACCTGTAAAATCTTTTAAGAATGACACAAGGCTGTCGCCTGTGGGGATTTGAAAACTCATATGGTATGTCCTTTAAAGAACTTTTGTTCGCCAGCCTTGGCAGGATATGGAACATCAATTGGGATAGGCAATCGGCCATTTGGATAGCAAATGTATTGTGGATACTCTTGTTGTACCACACGGTAAAATTGTGCTTTGAGTGTGCGATCGTGTTTGATAGCAGCCCAGGGCATACCACCAAAATATTGATCACTGATTCTAATTGATACAACATTGGGCAAGTCCATCCATTTCCAACCCAGTGTGCCATCGGGCATTAGGGGTGCAAGTGGATCTGGATAGCCTGCTTCGGCTGCCTTGCGATATTCTGCACAGCGGCGTGCCACTGCTTCGGCATTCATTTGCTCACGCTTGATATAAAACTTGCCATCTTCGCGACCAGTGGTTACTTTGATATTTTTACTACCGCTCCAGTCAGTACGGCTCCAATCGCCTTTCATTGCATTGTATAACCGGTCGTTTTTTAGCAATTGATCAGCAACACCATTGTGGTTTGTGATTGTGCCACCAAAGTCTTGACGCCAGTAATCGTAGTTTTTGTCTGGGTCCGTGTCGTTGAGGTATTCAGGTTTGTTGGTATCTTGGGTCATACAAGTATTTAGCGGCACCTGTAAATAGGACCAGAAAGCCCAAGAGAAAAGGCTCCGAAGAGCCTCTTCTGGTTTGCGAAAAAACTTACTATTAGTAAGTTGATCCACCGCCAGCATTTGTGCGTGACACAAATGTGCTTGGGCGTGGGCCGCTTGGTGTAGAACCAGTTGTGGAGATGTTGTTCAACATACCAACGCCTGCTGGGTTACGCACAATCAATGTGCCTTCCATCAAGAACTGATCCAGGCTAGCATCCGCATTCGAAAATACTTCATTGTTGGGTCCTAAATCACGGAGGCTGCCCCACTGAAGAACATCCTCGTTCAAGAAGTAGATTGAGTTTGAAACACCTGATTGGTCCATAATCCATGAATCATAGATTTCGTATGTGTAGTTGAAGTCACCTTCATAAGTTTGGATTGTGTCGCCACGCTCCACATTACGACGGTTGATGCTGGTGTTAGAGTTAACAATGTTGTCAGAGATCATTGTGCGTAAGGATGTTGGAACAACCATAGTACGGATCTTGGCATTGTAACGCTGTTCAGCAGTGGTAACCAATTGCTTGTAAATCACAGGCTGGAAAGTTTGGTTGGTAAATGTACCAGTGTAGAACTGTGTACCATTTGAATTGATAACCAAATTACCCACATTGGCTGTGGTTGAATCACTACTGGCACTTGTGAGGTTAGTTGTGATGTTGGCTGCGGCGCCACCACTTGGGTTAAAACTTTGTGTACCAGCAAAGGCACTCAATGAGCCCATACGACGACCACCAGTTAGTGATGTTGTTGGGTTTGTGATTGCTGTGGATGTTTGACCACCGTATTGGCAACCGATTTGGTCAGCGCGAACCAATTGTTGTTCCACATCGAACATCAATTCGATCAATTGCTTGACTTCTTGATAGGCCTGTGGATCACCACCAGATTGCATAACAGCACGAGCAGTACCAGAGGCAGCGATCGTTGTCTGGAAAATCTGTGTGTAGTTGGCCAAGTTGTAACGACTATTGTTTTCAGCATTGGCTGTTGAAACAGCGGCACCTTCTTGCACGGCCTGTGCTGAAGGCAAGCGATAGATGTCATCAGTCCACAATGGGAGTGTTGAATTTACCTTGCGCTTTTTGCTCATTGCCATATTGAGCACTGGGGTATCGTCTTTTACGCGATTGGACACATCTAGGTCTAAGTCTTTAACGACGATGTCGGTCTGATAACTGGTTGTACCATTACCAATTTGTGATGTTGTAATTTCTGCCATTTTATTCTCCTTGAATATTTAATAGTTGGCTATTTTTTTACTGCTTTGTTTATGTGAGCCTGTCTTCTTGCTTCGCTCCAAGGTTTTCCCTTGCTTCTTGTATTGCCCAACATAGCAAGACTCTTTTTCTTTCGAGCCTCTTCAGAATGGCTTCCTGGGTATGTTCGACCTTTTTTAGCAGTCGACTTGCCTAAGCGTTGGGACCTCTGAATCTCTTTGGTCTCTTCACTCATGGGCAATCCACGATTCCATCCAGGCTGTGCAATACCATCATTGTTATGGCGATTATATGATCTCTGATCAGCACGGGCATTTACAAGTTGTAATATTTCTGTTTCCAGAGTATACATCTCTTCTGCTGTGCCTGTAGCAACTATAGTTCTTTTCCATTGTTCCAAATTGTTTTGGATTAAAGATCGAACATTTCGACTACTACAAATATAACCATCATCAATGCAAGCATTACGACTGGTTCTTGAACCCACATACCAATTCATTGTTGGCGTATGCGTCCATTTATAAACATAACAGTTCATCTCAACGACCACCTCTTTGTGCGCCGCGTATCTGTGACAGGCGTTGCATCAGGAGGTTGTCACCGGCTTTTTTATCACCGGTCTTGGCTGCTTCACGAAGTTTCTCAATGCCTGAGTCTGAACGATTGCCCTGACTCGAGCCTCTACGCTGAGTTAATTGTGCTATGCTGGATCCTGCTTGGCGTGTGCTTGGTTTGGAACGGTATTTTAAGCCGTCTCTCACAAGACTCAACAAGTTTTCATCACTTGATATCAAATCAATATTGGGTATGCCGGGGATCATCTCACTACGGGCTTGCGGCCAAATCTTGATCACCTTGTCACGCAGTTCATTAAAGACATATTCATTTTTCAAATCCTTGTCTTGGAATGCCTTGCGGTTGGTATCTAAAACTTGTGCAACTTGCTGGCGGCGTATGTCTCGAAATTGATCCACTGCTGGTTTCAACTGTCCAATAACCGCCTGCTGTGACTGAATATAATTTTCATTCTGTCTCATACTCGCTTCGATTCTGGCACGCTGTCCAGGATCTTGCGTGGCGGCAAGTTGTTGATGGAACACAGTTTGATAACCCTGCGTTTTCACAATCTCATCATAAGCCTTCTGCAGTTGCGGTTGTACCGTAAACTCCATAGCCAGTGTTAATCCTTCTTGCTGTGCCCGTTGTTCTTTGAGATATTCATCAAACTCGGATCGCTCGACCTTTAACTGGCGTGCTTCTTCGTGTATGGCACCTCCCTGTCCTAGAATGCTTGCGGCTTTTCGGGCGTCGATAACAACTTCTTTACCATTACGGGTAAACTTGAACTTGGCATTGGGATTAGTCTCTGCAAATTCAATAAAGTCAATTAACTCTTCGCCGGTACTGTCTGTGTCTGGGTCGCTTACAGCGGGTTGCTGGGCGGTGTCCTCTTCAGTGCCGGTATCATCCTGTACATAGTCGGTTTCATCTTCAGAACCTGAGGGTTCTACAGGGCTTGTGGCTTCTGCCTCACTCTCCACATTACCTGTTGCAACGGCTTCGGTAGCAGGAACTTGGTTACGCATTGCGGCCATTTTCTGTGCTATTGAATCCAAAGAGATTGTTGCGTTTGTGTCATTGGCCGTGCCCTGTGGGGCATTAGGCGTGATCGCTGTCATCATATGTTTTTCCTAATTGTTCACAGGGCCTTGCGGTTACCCGTCGTATTGTTATTTAGTGCGGTAGTTTAAAACCCAGTGTTTTGGGCGTCTGGTTGCGATTCGAAAGTGACCATTTTGTTGCGTTGATACACGGCTCTACGCAGGCTTGTGACAAATTGGTCAATGCCTGTGAGTTGGTGAGCAATGGCAATCCTTTGCAGGTTGTCTGCTTCGGTGTGTCCAGTGATTGTGGTCAGCATATCTGCCAATTCAAACTTGTAGTGATGCACAAACATAGCAAGATCCCTGTTGCGGATCAGGGTCTCTGCTTGGCTACCATAATTTTTCACTTGATCACGCTGTGATGGCGTTAGTCGTTTGACATTTGAGGTGTCTACGGTGAGTCTCGTGTTGAAACTCTCCACTGTTTCTGTTTCTATCATATCATTTCCTATCTAAAAAAAAGTCACACGCTTATAGTTAATTGTATACCTTGGGATTGCCAGCCGCAACTGCCATGTAGTCCAGTTGAGATTCGGAATCAGATCCTGATATCTCGGCCTTGATCTGTTCGGTTCTGGCCTGTGATAAACCTGCATCTGCCAGGCGTTTCTTGTCTTCTGCTGAAGGTTCTCGAGATTTGGCAGCGGCTTGACCCTGTTCAATCATTTGTTTAACTTCATCGTCCGACGGCAAGTAACTGTCTGCTTCTTTCACACCCAGCACATACAAGGTATCAGCAAAAGGCTTCTTGACCTTGGCATACACTTCTGGTGTGAGTGTGCCTGACTGAGCCATACCTTGTGTCATTTGGTACAAATCAGTTTGACACTTCTGAATAATTTGCAAACGACCCAGGGCATTTTCCTGGCTCATCATTCCCAGTGCAAGGTCAATGTGGATCTGTTTGCGATCACAAAAGTTCATATCGTCCCAGGCCTGGTAATCTAAGAACACAGGTTTCTTGTCTGGGTGGAACTTGGCTGCCAATTTCTTAACACCATAGTCATCACCGTATTGTATCAGGGTACGCCACACCAACCATATGGCTTCCTTCAAGCCATCTGCGGCATTACGCACAGTATTGTCCTGAATGATTTGGTTAGGTGTCAAGGCCATTTGAAGTTTAATGCCTGAATTGCCAGGAGCCATTACTTCGGGATTGAACACATCTTGTGGCGTGGTCATTCCTACCATGGCCATTGTATCTTGTTGGATACGATTCATAGCCACTTCCAGGAACTGCAGGTTGCCGGAGGGAGGAGGTAACTGGTAGATATCTTTGGCAGGGTCAAACTTGCTGTCCAGGATAAAGATTGCTGACTCACCGTCCTGCAACATTTCAAAGTCCAAGCGATCTGGTTTGACACCAATACGCGGTGTGGCTGTTAACAAGCCCAATTGTATTTCTGCTCTAGCCGCTGAGGTGTTGTACTCCTGCATTGGGATCACACTCTCTGCAATGCTCATACCATAGAAGTTGCCGGGCAAGGGTTTTGGACACATATTTGCCACTGGGATGAATTCCACTTCGCGGGCTGAAATAATATATGTGCCAGAGTAAATTAACTCGATCAACTCCAATTCGCCATCACCATCAATGTCATACTTGTTCCACACAGTGACAATCGAAACCTGGCGGCTGTCTGGATCTGCTGATGCGGCTGAATCAACTGGGATACCCATAATAGGTACTGAGTCTCTTGCGTGGATGGCCAAGTTGTTGAGCACTGAACCTGCTTGATACGCACCATTCATATTGTATTCAGCGTGAACACGGAACTCTTCCAGGTCCAGGCCAGGATACAGTTCATAGGCTTCTTGAATGGTCATTGGGTCATAGTAGCCACAGAAAGGTTGATCTTTCATTTCAGCCACAGTGGGGTCACAAATCCAGTAGTGCTGGGCAATGGGGTTGAACTTCACACGCAGGTTATAGCCTGTGAGTTTGTATTTGGCTGTGTAAATGGTGTTGCGGTTGATGGCTTCGTTGAGTATGTCTTGTTGACCTTCCACATTGCCTGCTTGCATTTCTGTGAGTGAAGTCATTAGGTCTTCTGGGCCTTGTTCTTCGCCTAGGCTTTCAATGGTCTGATCAACCATTCCCTGAATGTGTTCTTGTTGGTGATCGCCCAGCAATTGTTTAACTTCAGCCATTACCTTTTCCAAGTCTACATTGGTGCGTCGTCTGCTTTGGCGCAGGGCTGTTAGGCCACTTTCACTGGCCTGTTGTTCAAATGCTCGCAGTTGATCTGCTGTGCCTTGTGTTTCAACATACCTAGTGATGGGTTCACGCACAGGCATAATCATCATCATACCGTTTTTGTGCATATTGGCATCCATGATCCAACGCTCCAAGATAAAGTGTGGATCATTTTGTTCATTGATCACTTCCGAAACCATGTTTGACGCTTGGCGTGCGGCTAGTTCATCAGTTTCACCATCAGCAACAAATTCAAAGTTGATTTCACCATTGGGGATTAGGCCTTTGGAAATTACCGCAGTAGCGTAATCCACTACTGGTTTCACACTAGGGTGAATATAATCTATGCCGTTTACTGGAGCAGTTGAATCAGTAACAGCAAGGCACAGATAGTGATAATCGCTTGCTCTATTGATAGCATTTTTGGTTCCTAAGTAGCGTAGATATGAAGCCATCTTCACATCCATTAGATTCTTCATACGCACAAAGTTGGCGTTTTGCTTTTTGTTTTGGTTAATGTCATTAACGGGAATATTTTTTATGTCCAGCACGGCGGGTTTCCTAATCTGTTATGTTATTTAGCGGGTGGGCTAAAGACCCCAGTCAATGCAGGATAATCTTGGGACGATGCACTTCTGCCAAGTGACAAGCCTGACAAGCCACAGGTTCATCGTCTGGGGGCATTTCATATATTTCTACAGGGATAGCGGCTGCGTCGCAGGTGTGCCGCATGGCCATCATGTGTGCTAGACACAGCATTGTGGCACCTTGATCCCCTACCACTATCAAGTGTGTGGCGTGGGGTACCTCATTCCAGGCTTGTCCGTATTCGTCCGTGGTTTTCATTTTTTGTATTTGAGTATTAAAAAGGTTCGCAGACTGTTGTCTTCACCAGGCGCCAGTTCATCCAACCAGGCTTCAAATGTCATGGTGCGACCATTGATCATCCAGTGATGTTGCTGTTGTGCCATTTGGCTCTGCATCAGTATCTGGTTGTACTGTGCAGCCTGTTGTTGGGCCAGATTCATATTTGCACTGTGTGAGTTACTGGCCATCTGATTCTGGTTGTAGGCATTTTGCAGTGCAGAACCAGAAGTCATGGCCAGGTTCTGTCCTGACATTGCGGTGTTGACATGTACTGGGTAGCCAAAGATTGAATTAAACATTGCAGGTCCTTTCGTACAGTATATAGCACTAGTTTGCACTGTAGGCTTTCTTCCAAGCCGGTTTGTTGGAGTCGTCGTGCCGCACATATCTATCGCGTTGAGCAGCCATTCGTTGTTGTGGTGTTTTGTTGTCCCAATTTTCGGCTAGACCTTGAAGGCAGGCCAGGATGGCATATCTACAACTGTCCACGCAATCGTCGGGATCACTGAATCGTCCTTGTGTGTCCACATAGTAGTTGGCGGCTTCTCGCAAGAAGTCCACACAGTTCTCGTTCACCATTAAACTGCCCACTTCCAACATTTGTCGCATTTGGTTGATACCGTAGGACTTGTGGTTGGTCACGCGACCTTGTGGGTCAGGTGGATTCATAATGGCGCCGCTTATGACATTGAGTTCGTATTGTTCGAAGAGTTCTCGGATACTTGTGCTCGACATTGTGTAGCGTCCAGGTGTGGATGCGTCCGCAGGTAGAACAATTGGAGTGCCATAAACCTCTGGTCTCAATAGGTGATTGATATACTGTGTGGGGACTGCTTCCTCAACTCCTTGAACCACTATTTGTTTATGTAGCCAGGCTGACCGTTCATACGGATCCCAATACATCAAACTGATAACTGTTTTGTCGTTGACCAAGCCCAGGTCCAAGGCAATCACACGCTGTATGTTTGACATCTCGGCAAACTTGAAATCACCACTTGAGTAGGTTGGCCAATTGCGTAGTTGAAACACAGCACCTTTGCCCATGATAGGCCGCCCTTGCATACGAGCCTCGCGTTCGTGCGGAAGATAATCGCGCTCCAGTTGCCTTCGGGTGGTTGCAAGAAGAAAGGGCTCTCCCCATAGGTCATACTCGGGCACATCATCCCAACTCACACGAATGTAGTCATAACCCTCTTCACGATTCCAAAACTTTGATACAAGTCCATTGAGTCCTTTCAAGGGTGTGAAACTGCACAGGATCATACCTTGTGTGGTTGCTGTTCGAGTCACTATCTCACTGAAGAAGTCATCCGGTGGTTGTTCATCAAACACAGCCAGGTCCAGTTTGAAACCCTGCAGTTGTCGCACTTCTTGTGTGTAGTTGGCAAACAGCAAATAACTCTTGCCACCACTTGTGTGTAGCACTTCAATGCCTATACAGTTGGCACCATCGCCACGCATTGTGTCTGTCACAAGGCAATGACGGGGGATGGCTCCTGTGCCTAATGCATCACGCAGTTTGACATCTGGTGAGCCCAGCAGTTCTTGTTGTAGCACCAGGGCCACTTGACTCCAGCCTTCACCAGCCACCATACAGGTAATGGGTTTGCGAAACCTATGTCCAGTCCACCAGTCAGGATAGATGCCTGTGAGATGCATTGCTGTTTCATAACAGGTGCTTACAGTCTTGCCAATTCGGTTGGCTGCTAGGATGCCTCTACGATCACTCACTGTTTGAAAGAACTTCAACTGATGTTCAAAAGGACGAAAGTACTTGAGTTGGTTGGTGGCCATATCATCCGCCACAGCAATGGCCAAGTCTCTTAGGCTTTCTTGTGTGTGATAGTCCAGCAAGTGCAGGTTCTCGGGCGTGAGTTGATTTTGGTCACACACCCAACGAACCGCACGACGCATTAGCACGCCTGGATCCAGCATCAACGACCGCCGTCAATGGGCCACGAATGTCGCACCTGTTCCAGGCTCCAAAGGCTGGCGCTGAGTGCGGCAATCTCATCCGGCTGTGCCACCCAGGTTGCGGGTTGGTTTAACACTGTGTCCCCATCCTTGTTCAAGCAATGTTGCAGGCGTTCCATGACCAAGCGCATGGTGTGTTCCAATTGTCCTGGCAAGCGTTGCACAAAGGCTTCACGGTTGGCAGCGTTGACCTTTTGTAGGATCTTGGTTTCATCCGCACGACGGCTTTCCACAGCATTGTGAATCATGCCGTCGCGTAGGGTGTTGTCCGAGGTCATTCGCTCAAGTCCCAAGGATTCTGTGCGGCACGCTGATCCAGGCTGATAAAGTCTCGATCAATATAGCGCACCCATTGATTGGAATCATTGTATTTCATTGTCTGCATCATTGCTTTGAGTCGTCGTCCGATAGGTGTGAGTGTGCCATCATCGCGTTGCACAATCTGTTCACCTGTTCTGGGATCCACCCACTTGATGATCTCTGGGCGAATGCGACCAAACTTGTCAATCTTTTCACCCCAGGGCTTGGGTTCAATTGGTCCCAGTACTTCATAGGTAATAACACCATTCTTGTACTTGCGGAAGGTGCAATGCATCTTGACACCTCTAGCGTGATAGTCCGGATCCGAGTGTGGCACAAAGGCTGTGAAGAATTCATTTTGCAGGTCTTCACGGTCCGGAATGGCAGGATCACGCGGGGGCAGGGTTTTCATTGGTTCTTCAGGAACCATGTCTGCTTTGTCCAGGTAAGGATTGCCTTCACCAATGTACCGGGGATCAACTGCTGTGCCATTCAGCACATCCATTGCCACCTGGTACTTGAGTTTGTTGGCACGACCTTTTAGGCTCAGCACAACGCCGGTCTGATCAAACACAAAGCGTTCCAGTTCAGTGGCTGTGGGGAAGTCAGTTTGCAGGCCGTCAATGTCGTATTCAGGTGAATGGATCACAACATCAACTTGATCAGCACCTGTTTTTTCAATGTGTTCAACTGCCTGTGTCAAGGCTTGAGTTTTGCTGGTGCCTGCGGGCACAGCAATCTTTTCTTTTTTCTTTGGGGTTTCTTTTGGGACATCGTCCCAGATGTTTGCCTCGGGGGCAGGAGTGGCTTTGTTCATAACATATCCTTTTTCTAAACAAATCAAAAACTTGAGCACACCCTGTGTGTGCCCAAGTGGTGGTTAATTAATAACCGGAAGTAGCGCCTAGTGCGCCTTTTCTAGCGCCACCAGATTTCTGTTTGGCAGCGTTGCCTCGGGTAGGTCCACGACCCACATTGGTGTTGGTGTGCAAGCCTTCAACTGTCCGGTCTCTGAAGCCTTCCATACCTTTGCCTCTAGCGGCCACAGCATCAGTGATCATTGTGGCCAGTGCGGCCTTCTCACTACCAGTGCGGCTCTTTTCAGCCACAAAGTCTGCTCGCTTGGTACCTGTGCTTTGGTTGCCAGTGGTTGGTCCACGCTTTTGGTTGACTGCCTTGGCTTCTGGGTTCTTTGTAGATATTCTTGACATATTATTTCTTTCCTTTTGAGAAACTTTTTAAAGTCTCTGCTAGTCTTGCTCGCTTGCCTTCCACACCAGGCTTCTTGGCAGCGGCAGCCAATTTCTTTGCTGGTATTTTCTGATCCTTCTTGACACCAAGTTCTCGTTTGAGTGCACCAGGTTTCTTGATGGCACCGGCGATCCAATTTTTAGTTGCCATTGTGATTTCCTTAATCGTTATACAGCACTGATGCTGCCAATTCACTATTGACCAGTCGTGCTGGATAAGCAAATGTCTGACCTTGTGGAGCAGTAGCATACACAGCAAAGTCACCACTTGTGCCAGGTGTGAACACCAGAGTGTGTGAACCACCCAGGGGCCAGGCAAAGCCTTGTGCTACAGGTGCCTCAGGATCTGTCACATCAAACAACTGTGCCGTGGCAGGATTGTCTTGAATCTGCGCCACATCACCTGTGGTTGTGTTCACAGTCAATTGCACAGTGACTGAACCTGTGACAGTGAGCACACTGGTGGCGGCGTTGTAACTGATTCCGGAACTGGCAGCCACATTGGCCACTTCGGTTGGGAACAGGATCTGTGCTGTGGTCTGTGTGGTGTAATTGGTCTGACCTTGATCATTGGTTGTGACAATGCCAAGGTTCTGCACTGAAGTATTCTGTGCTGTAATGGTTGGGATAATGATTGTGGCCATTTTAGACTCCTGCCTGGATGTAGATATTGCCTGTGCCGCTGACTGAGATGGCACCAACATACACATTGCCAGAATAGTTGCCTAGACTAGGATTGACCAGGGTGGTTGCACCTGTGCGAATGGCTATGCAGTCTGAACTGGCGCCACTTGTGGGATGGTTGATGGCATTGGCAGTGGCCTGTACTGTGCTAAAGGTCACAAAGGCCAAGTTGCCTGAACTGTTGTCAATCTTGAATAGTGTGCCTGGACCAGTTGATTGAGTGCCCAGGGCCACATTAGATGCTGTGGCAGTGAATGGCACATTGAATGTGTTGCCTGATGGTGTGAAAGTTACTGTTGACATCCTAATCCTTAATACTGGCTCTTGGGGCCAAAGTTGAAGTTTGAATCACCACGGGCTGTGTTTGGTGTCCGACCAGCAGTCTCACGGTTGCTTGAACCGCCTCCGCTCTGACCAATGCGAATCTTGTCTGGGTTGCCTGCATAGTTCTGGCCTGCCTTGGGATCCCAGGATCTTGTGCCACCCGGGTTACGCACTTGTGCACCACGATTGATTGAGTCACGCACTGAACCTTGAGCAGGTAGTGCAGGAACTGTCTTTGTAGTTGGGGTGTCACGGTATGAATCCATTGTCACACTCTTTGTGGCGCCAGGCTGGCCAGGTTTACCACAGCCCATATTGCCCCGGGTAGGACCACGACCAAAGTTCACATCGCGACCATCATTCATATGACCCGACCAAGTGTTGGTTTGGTATTTTGAACTCCGGGAGGGAGCCATTGACTCCATACCATCAAAGTTCATATTGCGGTCTTCTTGTGTTGCACGGTTTTTCATTTTGTTTTTCCTTTAGACATCTTGTCCTTTTTCATAGTGGCTGAGATCTTCTCACCCATCTTTTTCTTCTTACCTGCCACAGCATAGGCAATGGCCACTGCTTGCTTTACTGGTTTGCCAGCGGCAACCTCAGTCTTGATATTCTTTTGAAACGCTTTAGGGCTTTTGGATTTGTCTAATGGCATTGTGTTTTCCTCTATGTTATTTATGTGTTGCGGGCGATACCAGCGATTTGGGCTATGGCTTCTGCAAAAGCCCGCTGTTTCTGCGCCACCACATCATCTGTGTCTGTGATTTCCACAGTGGTCAAGGTTGAAAGAATCTTGCCTGATATTAGGTTGTGGTATTTGTGAACCAGGTGGTTGTCATTGCCGGCTCGGGCAGTCAAGAAGTCTGTGACCAAGAGTTGTTCATAGCCCTGGCCAGTTTGGGTTTCAATGGCTTCAAGAAGGTCTTGAACAGTGACCTTGTTGCGTGTGCCCTTGGGACGCCCAGCACCTTTGCGGGCACCGCCGCGACTGCTGACCTTGGGCTTAGATTTTTTTTGATTCAATTCCGTTGTCATGACAATACTTATGCGGTCACAAAAAAGCCCACCGAATTGTGGGCTCAAACCTTCCCAGTGTCTTTGCAAGGAGAGCCTAGGGGTTTTGTGTTTCTCGCAGGAGTTCAGATTCAATCACGGTGCGTAGCATTTCTAGTGTGGCGTCTGTGCCCCAGATCTTGACCATTCTACTGATCAGACTACGCAGGCGTGCAACTTCTAATAATCTTGAGTGTGTCATAGTGTTATTTAGACATTTGTTGTGGCGAAGTGCATAGTATAACACAAGCGTATTTCTTGGTCAAACACAATGTTGCCTAAATACTTGTATGCGACTGCCCAAACTCAAATACTACTACTACGCAATGAACCCCGAATCTTACAAGCGTTTTGAAACCACACGCCAACTGCTGATCAACGAGCCCTCCGAAATCAATATCTCAACTGGTCAAGTGAGCCGGCCCACGCCGTTTCATTACTTGTATAGTCAACCCACTGTGGCTGACACACGCTTTAGGCAACTAAACAACTGGCGGGATTCAGTATATGTGCTACGCATACCGGCGGCCATTGTGCCCAGAAAAACTCTGGAAGCCACTGATGATCCGCGTGGTATGTGGTTGTGTAGAGCCAACTTGGCCATTGAATCCTGTGCGGTAGAATGCTTTGAACTGGCTCCTGAAACATTTGAAGTGCGGGCTGAGATAGTGGCCACCAGCAAGCGACCCCGAATATGAGACGAGTCACAACTACCTATCGCAGACTGATCAACGGGCAATGGAAGCAGAGCATCACACTCACAACACCATTCCCTCGCCCCGTGATTGAGTTGCTCAATCAGTTTCACACAAGAGATTGTGCAAAGCCGGAGTTGGTGGCCGGTCAGGTACCATGTCGATCTCCCAGGCCGTGTCCCGACACCAGCGATTCCAACGACCCAGCATAGCCTCTGGTAGGTCTTTGTTGTCATCCAGTTGACTCAACATATCGTGTAGCAATTCAGCAGGTGAGTACGAGCCAGCAGTTTCTCGCTTGCGAAATTTGGGGTCAGGATTGCAAAACCAAGTTTCTAGATCTGGCCTGCGCTGACACACTGTGGCAATGTCTGAACCCACTTGGCGTAGCCAGGCATGTAATCGATCGCGCTCGCCCTGGCGTTGCTTCACATACACAGTGGCATAGTTACGACCAGGTCGTGCGGGCATTTCCAGGCGGTCTTGATATTTAAATTCGGGCATCAGCATCTCCTGGGGCGTGATTGTCAAAACGGCGCAGGCGTTCTTGGTATTCCAGTATGCCTGAATCATAGTCAGCCTCAGGTTCATGTATCAGTTGCCAGAACGCCTGTAAGGATTCCGCAGTGTCAACAGGCAAATTGTAGATGCGATACCAAAATGCTCCGTTATCTTTTTCGGGTTGATATTGTGTTGTCATTGGGATTCTCCTGTGTTCCATGAGATGGGGTTGCGACTGGTCATTTGCCAATCTCTATACTGCTCTGTTTCGCGCCAGCGACCTGTAAAACTCACTGTTTCATAATGCAAGCCCACTATGTTGCCCCAGGCTCCGGTGTGATCATTACGCAATAGAAAGAACACATGATGCTGGTCCCACAATCTTGCAGTGGGCACAGCCGTGGTGCGTGGTTGTTGTGCCATGCCTGTCCACACATGCCAACCATAATCTCTTGCGAGCACCAGTTCAGTTCTGATTTGATCCCACAAACGCATGTGTGCGGCTTTTAGCGGAATTTGATTGCGTCGGCGTGCAAAATGCACATCTACATCTGTTCTAGTGGCACCTTGGTTGTATCTGAACCGAGCATTGAAACTGGGTTCATGATTGTTTTGTGGCCAAAATCTAACATACATTTGACTGGGCATTTGAGTCCATACCGCACCATGACTGGAAGGTGTTTCGTCCATGTAAAACGCACGAAGTTCTGGATCCCGTTTGATAAGTTCAACAATATCAAGCATAGTTTTTCCAATCATAAAAGTCATCTACAGGTCTACGACGAATTCGTTCTCCCCAACGGGCTTCGCCTTCATATATGTTTTGTTGTGCAGTGGTCAAAGGCTGATCAAACTTCAATTCAATGCGTTGTTCCACAGTGTACAGTGTGGCCACAATACAGGTGTCTTGGATTGTGGCTGTCATTACCAGATCAGGAATGTTGCGTCTAAACTGATCTGGTAAATGGCCATCAAAGTTTTTGGGCTGTCTGATTCGGGCTTTGCCGATCCATTTTTGGCCTTGTAGGCCTGCCAGTGTTCTCACTTGTTGTTGAAATGGATTGGCTGGCTGAAACTCACGCATGCGGTCTGTGAGATTGAATGTGATGCGTTTGGGTGCATTTGGTGTGCCCATATCACTAGCATAGTGTATGGTTGCTGTGATGCGTAGTCGCTGGGCTTTTTGATCTGCTCGTTTGGCACGAGTCCGACTCCAGGCCCATTGAGCACAAATCCAGGCAATGGGATCTGGTTCCGCGATCACATTACCACTTTTCTCTTGAGAAATCATGTCCTCTTCAAGAGATGTCAAGGGGTGAGGCGAAGCCTCTGAAACTCGGACTGCGTCCGTCGGGATTTCGTCTTCAGTGAAATCTATTGACTGACATTCCTGGTATTCACTGGAATTACTGATATTACTGATATTATAATACATTTCGCGGCCTAGACGATTTGTAATTGTTTTTTCGTTCATTGGAAACTCCTTTGTTAGAACTATTGCCTTTCAAGCACAAGTATATATGACAACGGCAAAAAAAGCAACATTTTCAGGCAAAACGCAAATCACTGGTAAATACATTGTCAGTGGTGCTGACATCAATGGCAATCGCGCCCGTGATGTTAAACGCAGAGACAGATCGGGTCTCCCTCAAAGCCTGTAGGTAAAGTGATAGGCTTCAACTTCATAGTTGAACTTTTGAGTCCTTTCGAGTTAGATGTTTGCTTGCCAGCAATATTCGCCTGTAACCGATCCACACCACTGACACCCTTATTTTTTTGGATTGATATGACTGTGAAATGGATTTCGGGACCAGATCCGCACTTGCACAAATTATATGTGGCATTTGGTTATCACCGAGTAAGCGCAAGACTGCGCGGAGAAACCTGGGATTTGCCGTGGGAAACCTGGCGTGATATCTGGCTACCTAACTGGGAGTTCAGGGGCAGACTGGCCAATGACCTGTGTCTTGCTAGAATTGATATGGATGGGCCTTGGACACTGGACAATGTGCATCTAATCACACGCAGAGAACACAGCCGACTTATCCGGGAGCATCACCGATGATGTGGTACGCACCCACAGGAGCAGATGTTGCTGATATGGTCAGTCAAGCACAACACCTGTTTGAACTAGAAAATCCTGATGACGCAGGCGATATAATATTTCGCTTGGATCCCTTAGTGTACAGCCATCACATCACTCGAGCCATTGTGAATCAATTTTATCAGCCAGATCTAGACTTTGTGCGTGTGGCACGAGATGATGCCGGTCAATTGATAGCACAGACCTGGATTGGGCGTGGTGGTAGTCCGCTGTGGAGTCGAGATGAAATGGCCATCACACATATGGCACACACAGCCTACAGTCTGCCCCTACGCACACGAGTGCGCTTGATTGAACAAATGATGACAATGTGGGAAGACTGGTGTCAGGAACACTCAATACCTATCATCAGTAGTAGTACTATGAGACAGCAAACAGATGGGTTTTTGAAGATGCACCAGCGTCGTGGTTACAGCCTTAGAGGTAATGTTGCGTACAAAAGAGTAAGTTAACAGCCCAGGAGACTATACGGAATCAGGGTGTTTTGGCTGTTTCAACCCTGGGTATCAAGGAATTGGCAGGCCGGCCGTTGTCGTCTCACCCCAGAGTGGATCGTAGCATCCAAAGTGATTTTTCAAGATCTAGTGCTTGATCTTGTGCATAGTTGGCAATCTCATCTAGGCCTTCCTCATCTGCAATTGAAATCAATTCTTTGTACTCATCCAGGAGATGTTCTAGGTCTTCCTGTACCATAGTCAACAAATGATCAGCATCACCAGATAACTCGCCGGTATCTATGTGGCTCGAGTCGATAACTTCGCTTATGTCGCAAGGTGCATACTCATCCATTGAGCGTAGCAATTCACCAATGCGATCAATTTGATCTTGGCGGCGTGTGTAAATGCCTTCCAGTAACTTGTGATCACTACGGAAGTTGCGACCTGTGATGTTTATGTGTGCCATATGGCTACGGAAGTAGGTCACAAAGTTGTCACGAAATATCTGTGTTAGTTGTTCTGCTGTGTTCATTTATTGTCCAGTATAATTTGGCATCATTGCTCTGCGGCGTGCAAGTTCTTGTTGTTCATTGGTATTCAATCCACCTGAATAAGTCATTGCACCTAAACCAACGGCTGCTGGCGCGGCAAATGGCGCGGCAGCACGACCCATAGACGCTACAGCAGGACCTGCGGCTCTAGCACCTGCCATTACTTTTTCAGCGGCAATCTTTTGCATTTGTTGTGCATAATTTATACCGCGTTGAACAACACTGGGCTGTTGTGTAGTACGAGCAAAATTTTCAGCATCTGTGGCTTTTAAAGCATTAAATGTTTGTTGTGCTGGAGTTATTGGTGGTGGTGGTGGAACTGCTACTGGTGGAGCAGCCATTGCGCCAGCACCGGGTCCTCGAAATGCATTTGCTAGTGCTTTACCACCTGCATATAAACCTGCACCTTCAAGACCATATTTTACTGCATCAGGAACCACGCTGGTCATTACACCTATTTTTTCATCCTGGCGATCGATAGGTTTTTCTTCTGGTATTGCTTGATCTTTGGTTGCAAGATACTGTTGAATTTCTTCATCAGTGTAACCATCTGCCTTTGCGGCTTCTACATCAAATGCCATAGTGTTTCCTTATCTGTCATAACTGGTTATGGGTTTGGTCTTAATCCAACGCTCTTGGGTAGGATCATATTCAGGCACAGGAAATCTTACATAACCTTGTTTAACTGCTGCCGCTGTTGACCCATTTTTAGTAATATAGTCCAAACGATCTTTAGAAATTGTGGTATAAGTATCAACCAATTTCTTTTGTTCTTTGCGCCATTCTTTGTCCAACTGCAACGCATTAGATGCTGTGCTGTTTGGAGCCCAATCACCTTTATAGCGTGCCAAATCAGCATTGAATTGACTTTGTGCCATTGAATTGTATGCACCCAGGGCTGGTACTTTGGTTGGATCCACATTGCGTTCTCTATTGGCTTGTTGTTCAGCATCACTAACTGAACCAGGACCAGCAGTGGATTTCAATGTTCTTGCATTGATTGTGGCATTCATATTGTTGTATTCAGCCAAGGCTGTTTGTTCATCGCGATTTAAACCAAGTGCGGCTGCTCGTTCACGCAATTTATCATCGGGTACACTTACTTTACCTAACACAACATCTCTAAACATTGTCCAACGCTGATCACTCGGTGATTGGCCTGAACCGTTAGCAATACCAAATATCTTGCTAGAATCTACACCTGGGCGATCAAACAGTTTGAATTGTTGTTTACGCAAACTAGAAATTTCATCACCGGCTTGTGCTTGTGGGCGAACTTCTTCATCAAGAATTTTGTTGAATGATTCACTGCGCTTGCCGGCAACTTGTATATTTTCCTTGGCGGCTGCTTCAGAAATAGCACCTTCGCGTTTGAGACGCTCTTTGTATTGAGCATAACTTTCATTTGCTCCTTGTGGTCCAGCACCGTTGGGAACTGGAATATTACCCAAGCGTTCCCAATGATTTGGATCTCGCTGTGGCACAGTTTGAACAAATCCTGCTTCACGCAATTTGCGTAAATCTTCAGCAGTTGCTCTGCTGGTTGGGAAGTCAATGGCATTGGCGTTTTCGTGAGCACTTGTGCCAGGTCGAGCAATAGGATTACCTTGTGCTGTCTTTCCAGGGCGACCTGCCGCAACGCTTTCATCCCATATGGCCTGTTGTTGTGCTGTTGGGCGTGTGCCACTAATAATAGGTTGACTTAATTGTAAACTATCAGCAATTGAGGCTGCTGACATTGGAGGCAATGGACCTTGTGGTCTATTGGTTTCTGCGGCTTGTGTACCTTGTTGACGAGCACCTGCGGCATTGTACACAGCAATAGGTGCTTGTGCCATTGTGGTCCAACCAGTAGTTGGCCTGCGTTCATTGCCTACTTGTACATAGGTAGAAGATGTTTGTGGATCATACATCATTTGACCCATTTCACCATTGGCATTAGTTACAGGAGTACCGTGTGCGCTTGGTAACAAATGTGCTTTGGTTGGTAGTGCGGCAGCAGATATTCGGGCCAGGGTCTTTTGTCCAACTTCTTGACCATTAACATCAAATGCTTTGACCACACCACCTTGAGGATCGCGCACCACTGTGTATTTGTCTGTGCCCACTGTGGTAGTGTCCATTTTTAATTCTGGATTGATCATATCTTGTTCGCGTTTGGCTAGATCAGTAAGTCCCAATCTTGCAAACAATATGGCCTTGACATAACTGCCTTCTTTGGCACGCTCTTTCATATAGCGTGCCAATTCAGTAGGTGTTGCGGTTTCAATTTTCTTTTCAGCATCACGAAGATTCTTTTGATTTAAATAATCTTCGGCAATAAAACTGTGTGCCAAACGCTTGCTGGCTTCATCACCAGTTGCTAAAATATTAGCCATTGCTTGACGGCGTTTTTCTGGATCGGTTAAATTGTGTGCATCAATCACTGCTTGTCGAGCACGATCTTCAGAAGTTTCTGCAACTTGTCCCACTTGTGCCAGGCTTGCACCAGGTGCGCCAGCAGGTGCTTGTTGTATCACAGGCCCTGGTTGTGTAGCAGTGGCAGGATTTACTGGTCCAGCAACTTGAACTCCAGGTCCGGCTTGTGGCAATGCGGACATTTGTGGTGTGCCAGGCTCTGCTTCGCGTTCAACTGTGGGCACCGCAGGTCCACTAGGTGCCATTTGAGCAGCCATTCCCTGTGCAGGTGCTTGTTGTACTTGTTGTTGTACTTGTTGCGGTTGTGGTTGTGGTGCAGGTGCCATTGCTGGCTGTGGTGCTATTGGGGTGGGTGCTACTGCTACAGGTGCTGGCGCAGGAGTTTGTGTTTTGACTATGTGTTCTTGCGATCCATCAGCATAGGTCTTGACCTGTTGGCTTTGTACTTCTGTGTTGCCTGCGTCTGGTGTTGTAGATGGCACGCCCAGTCGTTGTTCTATAGCCTGTTGTGGATTGGTCACAGCATTGGTCACATCGTTCACACGCTGGCCCATTTGATCCACTCTCTTGCCAAGATACTGACTGGCTAGATCACCAAGATTTACACCACGCGAGGCTCCAGGTTGTTGGCTGATACCATTTTCTTGGTCTTGAGCCTGTGCTTGTGCTTGTTCTTCAAGCAGGCGTCGTCTGCGTTGTTCTTCTGTTTCGTAATCTCCGGGTATGTAACCGCCCATTGAATAATCATCGTAAGCCATTGTTTATACCTTAAAATTTAAAACCAGCACTTGCCGTAGTTCCTGATGTGTTTGTGCCTGTTGGTCCTAGGCCATAACTTGCACTAGGAGCGCCATAAGGACCTGCCAAGTATTTGTTGAAATAATCTTGTGGAGTCATTGCGGCACCAACTCCTGTTTGTGCGGCACCCAGGGCTTGAGCCAATCCACCTGTGCCAATTTGTGCCAAGTTTGAAGCGGCAGACAATCGTTGTGCTTCAATGTCTTTGAGTATACCAGCCGCAGTGGCTGCCTGTGTGGCCTGTGTTGTACCAGCCAGTTGTTGTCCTGCCAGGGCTTGTCTTGCTGAGCCCAAATTGCCTGTACCACCAAACTGTGCCTGTTGATTGGCCAAGTTCTGTTGATACTGTGCTTGTGCCGGTGCCATTGCGGCATTGAGTTGAGTTTGTGCATAATCTGGGCTGAAAAGACTTTCCAGGCCTGACACACCAGTACGCAAGGCTGATTCACCTGTTGATCCTGCTGTTTGCCCTACCTGACTGGCTGTGCCTGCTAGATTTTGTGCGGCATTTTGCACACCACCTTGACTTGCGTTGTAAAGATTACTGGCTCCAGTGACTGCTTGTTTAATATTGGGCGCAATAGTGCTGGTAAACAGTTCATTTTGTGCTTGAAGTTGTTGTGTTTGTTCTGGCGACAATGTTGGTGTGCTAACACTGGTGGTGCCACCTTTTCCTGCGTACGGCATTATGCTTCTCCTCGTGATCTAATATTTAGTGTATTCATTGTTTTGGGTCCTTTAAGCCAGGTTAAACCTTGGGCGCCGCTGGCTGATTGTATGGTGCTACCGCTGAGGCCTGACCAACACCTCTCAAGAGGTTTTCAATTGTTTGTGTTCTTGGATCATACATTTGTTGTAATCCATATGGTACCGCAGGTGCTGAAGGCACGGTGTTGTACAACGCAGGATCAAATGTGGTACCTGTTTGATATGGGTGTTGTCCATAATAGTATTGTGCTGCCACTGGACTTGGATTGTTGTAGTATTTTGGCACATTGGTAATGTATCCTGGATTCAATCCTGACATGTCTAATGGCACACCCTTGCCCCAATCTAGTGGTGTGATAGGACCATATGATTTTTTCACAGGAGTTGTGGAGGTGTCAATTGGTGGCACATACACTGCTGGATATGGCGGTACAACAGTAGGTGGAGCAACTGTAGTTGGCGCAGTTGTGGTTGCAGTTGTTGTTGTGGGTGCAGTATTGGCCTGAACTTCTGGTATGGGTTGACTTGGAGTCAAGTTTGCATTTTGTACCGGTGTCAATGGGGGCGGCACATACACAGGTGGTGGTGCAACTGGTTCAGGTCTTGGTGCTGTGATTGTGATTTCAGGAATGGTATCAACTGGTGTAGTATTTGTAGTTTGTGTAGAAGTTGTTGTGGCAGGTGCTACAGGTGCGTTTGTTTCAGCGACTGTTGCGACAGGTGCAGCCGGTGCTACCGCACTAGGAGTTGCAGTGTTTGTGGCAGGTACCACTGCTACAGGAGCAGGTGTTGGAACAGGTGCAACTTCCCAGGCATTGGCAGCCTCATTAAATCTTGCCCGACCTGCGTCAATTTCGGTCTGTGTGGCCAACTGCGAACCCGGAGTCATCTGATTGGGCACAGCATAATTGGGTGCTTCAGCAGTGCCAGCGGCTCCAGTAATGCTCACAGGCACAGCAGGACCTGTGTCTTGGCCCGATTCCACAATGTCTGTGGCTTCACCAGGTGTCCGGCCTTCAGCAACCAATTGTTTATATTGTGCTTCTTGAGCAGGTGTGTATGGACCTGCCACTTGTGTGCCTTCTGATGCTGTGGCGTAAGGATTATTTTGACTCAGAGCCTGATTCAACTGTTCTTGAGTCATGTTGCCCACATCAACACCAGGTGCAACTGCGCCTGTGGCTTGAGTTTGACCTGCTGGTGCAACAGGTGTTCCTGTTCGATCTTCCACAGGTGGTAATTGTCGGGTTTGTCCGGTTCTTGGGTCCACTGCCGCAACAGGAAATTTTGCACCTGATGTGTCTGTGGCAGCAACAGGTGTGCCTTGACTATTTGTGGTCATGCTTGAACCGTCTTCATATTCATATGTGGTGTTGCCCGCACTATCGCTTATGGCTTGTGCGCCAGCACCCACTGCACCACCTATCAAGGCAGCACCAGCAAGACTACCTGCTGTGATTGGTTGTCCGGTCACAGCATTGACCACAACAGTTGCGCCCACATTGGTTGCGGCACCTGCTAGACCCGCACCTAGCGCATCACTACCAAAATCTGGTAGCACTGATCCAATGCCGCCAGCAACACCACCACCCAAGGCACTGGTCAATAGACTTTGTCCAGTAATTGGTTTACCAGTGATGGCATTGATTGCGGCTCCTGTGCCTGCACCTGTAAGTGCGCCATTTAGGATGGGATTGTTCACGCCAAGATTGGTCAACACATTGGTTATGGGATTTAAACTTGAACCTTCTAGTATTGAACTGGCTGTGCCACCCACTGTGCCTGCTGATGTTGGCGCTAGGCTTGAGATCATGTTGGGATCAATGTTCTTCATCAAATCAGCAGTTTCAGCGGCATTGAGTTCGGTCAATGCGGCTGTTTGTGTGGGAGCCACAGCACCTGTGGTTATGGTACCGGCTTCAGGAGCAATAGCACCTGTTGTGGCAGCCGGAGTGGATGTGGCTATGGTTTCATTTACAGCGGCCAGGGGATTGGCTGAATTGGCAGCAGTGGTAACGGCTTCAGGTGTTATGCCATTTGCGGCACCCAAGGCTTGTGCATCTACAGTGCCATTGGTGATGCCAGTGGCTGTTTCAGCCACTGTGGTTGCGGCTTCAGCAGGCACACCTGACGCTTGTAGAGTGGCAGCGATTTCTTCTGTGG